ATAATACTCAAATGCATCTTCCAATATATCACCGGAAAAGCCCACCTTACCAATACGAATACAGTACCAAGGTTCTTGTCCGAAGGCAGAATAAATACGTTCTACCACACTGGCATCAGTCACAGTAAATTCTTTATCATAATTTTTAGAGCTGATATCCACAAACTCCGGCTTTTCTTCATCAGATTCTAAAGTTACTTCCAATATTTTTGCAGCATTAGTATCTCCTTGAAGTTGTATAACGGTATCTGAAAAGCCTGTATCTTCGCTTAGCTTATCTTCTCTTATCGGATTCCCTTCTTCATCAAGATGTACCGAAGAAACACCTTTCTTGGTAACAATCATTCCAGAAGGCATAAAATTACAGCGAACATTACGATATTTTACATTTGCAAGCCCTTCATCCGTACTCATTTCCGTAATCACCCGGTCAGCCCTTCCGACAGGATACACAAATTTTCCAGTGTTACTAATCCACAATATCTGTCCTTTATAGTTTTCAATTCCCCCTGCAGCACGAATCTGTGCATACACCACTTCTTTACAAGGATTAAAAACATCGATGAACTCTACATTCTCTTGTACAACTTTAATAGCCTTACCCTTACGAGTTTTCTTTCCTGTCCAATCTGGATGAACCGCAATCTTTGCAATATATCCGGTTTCATCTTCCTCTAATAAACGGCAATTCTCAAAGGGGACATGCTGTATCTCTACTATATCAGCAAACATATTATAGTTTACATGTATTGCTATCCCATCATAATCTGCGACATCCCTACATACAAAAGCATGGATATCATCTGCTGTATCACCACGACGATTAACTACATATTCAGAAAAAGTGACCTCACGAAAACCATTCCCTTCTATAAAATTGGCATAACGTTCCGTACATTCACTACCCGTTGAACTCGCAGCGATGATATTCCTTAAATGTTGAGGATATAGATTATCATCACCATAGCTTTGGATGCCAAGATTACGTAAATATCCCGTATCAACACGCCTATTACTTTTCTTCTTTAAATCATTTACATTCATCGTTTCGTGAGGTCATTTATTATTCTGCCGTTTCTTGTTTTAATTCAAAAAGGGATTGAGCCTTTTTTATATGGGCATCCAATAATTTAGAAGTCACCTTCTTTCCATCTATTTGATAGGTTTTAAATGCATCTTTTACAATTTTGACAGTCGCACCTTCCACTTGGAAAGCTTTCACCAATTCTGAAACTAAAATCTCATCCAAAACCGTAACAGGATTCTTGCGTTTTTCAACCCTTTCCTCCCAATCAGAAGGCGTTAAAGCAAAAAAAACTATCCCTTTAGGATTTCCCGCAAGAAATCTTTCTGCCGCTTCATCAGTTAGATTATCATTGGTATACATTTCACCACTCCCAAAGCCAGCCTGGAGTAAAACACCATTTTTCAATGCATAATTTGATTTTTCTTTCATCTTTCCGTATTTTTTTAAATATGAATACATCTCAATCACAGCATCACGATAGCAATCACCACATGAAGTTCTAATAAAAGTTCGTCCGAAGACTTCATGATACATTACTTCAATGTCTGATTTATCAGAAGAAGAGAGGGGGAGTTTATCCCCCAACTCTTTCAATTTATCAACCACTTCTAAA